TCACATGCAACTATAAGAATAAGATTCTAGAACCATTACATTCTAGATGTACTGTGATAGATTTTACAATACCTTCTACTGATAAGAAGATGGTAGCATCTCAATTCTTTGAACGTCTTAAGTTTATTCTTAAGGAAGAGGATATAGATTTTGATGAGAAGGTATTACCACAGTTGATACTTAAGTTCTTTCCTGATTGGAGAAGAACTCTTAATGAATGTCAACGATATGCTGTTGGGGGTATAATTGATAGTGGTATACTAGCAAGTTTAAGTGAGATTAAGTTTAGTCAATTAACTAGTTCTCTTAAAAAAGGAGAATTTACTACAGTTAAGAAGTGGGTTTCTAATAACTTAGATAATGAACCTTCTCATATATTCAGATCAATCTATGATAGTTTATATGCTTACCTAGTACCTGCATCTATCCCACAAGCAGTATTAATTATTGCTAAATTCCAATACCAATCAGCATTTGTTGCTGACCAAGAGATAAACTTACTTGCTGCTCTCACTGAAATTATGGTAGAGTGTGAGTTCAAATAGACCTAAATATTAATTCAACTACTGTTTCACTATGCCTGTATACCAAGATTACGAAATAAGAATCAATCTTAACGAATTGATAGAGCACAGAATTCCATGCTGTGACTTACTACATCCTGATCATTGTTTAACTGAGAAACAGGTAGCAGAGATCGCCCATGATATTCGTATGGACTTAGATCTACACGATATCTACCATCAGGTAGACCAACATATAATGAACTATATCAATGCAGCAGGTATTGATAATAGCGATCACTGGGTTGAGTCGCATTTACCAGATTTACATGAAGATTAGCGTAGTTGGTGCAGGTACAGCAGGTTGCTTTACTGCACTTCATTTTGCATGGTATCTTAGGAACTATCCTGAGCACGAAGTAGAACTAATATATAACCCAGAAATACCTCCAGAAGTGGTAGGACAAGCATCTCTATTGGATCCTCCAAGAATGCTGTGGTCTGCTACTTCTTTTAATTGGTATGATAATCCCATCCATGCTACCTTTAAGAGTGGTATATTATATGAAGGATGGGGTAAAAAGAAAGATAAGTTCTTTCATGATTTCCCTGCCAATAGTATGGCAATGCATTTCTGCCCATGGGAGATGCAAGAACATATATTAAAGTCAGGTCAATTCAAAGTAGTAGAGGATGATGTATCTCCATATGATGTTGACTCTACCTATGTCTTTGATTGTAGAGGAACACCAAAAGATTTAACTGATTATAATAATTTAACTAGTGCAGTTAATGCATGTATACTTGCTAGACCATACTTCAAAACGGTCAATCAACATTGGACTAGATCAGTAGCAACACCAGATGGTTGGGCATTTATAATTCCAACTTCAGAGAAGTCACCTGCTAGGGATGGATCTGTTGGTTATTTGTATAATGATAAGATAACTTCTAAAGAAGAAGCACAGAAGAATCTATTAGAAATGTTTGATGTTGAGGTAACTAAACATGTTACTTTCAATAGTTACGTTGCAAAGAATCCTATAGTAGATGGTAGGGTCTTTTTAAATGGTAATAGATTATATTTCTTAGAACCAATGGAAGCATCTTCTACACAAGGATACTTACAGTTTGCAAGAACTATATTTAATAATTACCTATCAGGTGAGAATCATGCTGATAAGATAAAGAAAGATATGCTTACCTATATTAAACGTAGTCAAGATTTTATCTTATGGCATTATAGACATGGTTCAAAGTATGATACACCTTTCTGGAAACATGCTGCTCAACTAGCATGGGAACCAGATGAAGCGTTCGATGAGTACCTTGAGTTCGCTATGTCTAACAGTAGAAATGATGCAGTACCTATTGCATATGGTGGTAATGGTAAGCCACCATCTAAAACTACCTTTAGTAATGATGGGTATGCTCAGTGGTCTACATATGCCTTTAAGAACTGGGTAGACAACACCTCTAATTAATGCTATAATAAAGTATGACTTTTTTATCCTGTCCTCCTGTGTACACACTACCAGGCACATGGACTAAATGTAATGCTATTGTACCTCATTACAATGCTAATCCAAATGTTACCTTTGGTATATCAATCCTAGTAATCTTAGTGTTACTATCAGGGTATGGTATATACAGAGCATTCTTCAACAACGAAGGTCTTACCGATCAATGGGATGACCATGAGGACTAATGGACACACCAATTCATTACGATGGTGAGGTACTTCCTTTATCATGCTTCTTTGGAATAGATGATGAGTTTCACCATGGAGAATGGGCACTATGTAACTCATCATACTCATTTGATAGTAGACCACCTGTTATGTGGGTTGGTCCTGAACAGAGTAGAGTAACTTACAAAGACAATCTCTGTTGGGGAATGAGATGGGAACATGATAAGCAACAGTTCTTAGAAGCTGCTACTATCATTAAAATGAAAATTCAAAAGCATATCAAAAAAGATATTCGCTTATGTAAGATTCATGTTAATGGTCAAACCTTTGGTCAGAACTCTACCTTTCATAAAGATTTCAAACAAGATTGGGTATGGACTTTTGTTCTCTTTACCAATATGGAATGGAATAAAGAATGGGGTGGAGAATTTATATGTACTAAAGATGATAAGTATTATCATTACCCATATGTACCAAATAGAGGAGTTTTAATTCCTTCTAATTGGGAACATAGAGGTGCTTCTCCCAATAACTTAACTGACAAATTAAGAACCACTATTGGTTTTTCATATGTATTGGCAGATAAGTGGGATGAATTAATAGATTCATTAGCATCAACTAGTAAAACTAAATCAAGATTTTTATCATGAATAAACGAGATCGTGTGAGAGCACAAGTAAAATCCCGATGGTATTATGCATTCTGGGGAACTGCAACTGTAGCAGTAGTTGCAGGTCAAATCTATGTCGGCACATCTTATCGTGCTATGGCAAAGTCCATGAACAGATGGTTTGACACAGCAATAGAAGCACTGATTGAGGATTACCATCCTAGAGGAATATATAAACCAATAATTCCCCCTCCATCTGGGGATTTTAATGACTATCCACCTGGTATTGTTTTCTTATCTAAATGAAGTACACCACACCTCTACGTTATCCTGGCGGTAAGTCGAGAGCACTTAAATTCCTTAAAACACATCTACCTTCAATAGAACAGTATAGAGAACCGTTCTTAGGTGGTGGTTCTATGGCAATTTATGTTACTCAGACGTATCCTAATGCCGAAGTATGGGTAAATGATCTTTATTATCCATTGTATGCCTTCTGGAAGACCCTCAGAGACCACGGACAGCAGTTGTGTGATGATCTAAGGGAATTAAAGACAGAACTCGGTGAGAATGTTGAGGCACATAGGGAAGCATTTGAAAATGCTAAGGATAAATTAGATAACGATCCCTATGAAGCAGGTTTTAATTTCTACGTAGCAAACAAATGTTCATTTAGTGGACTTACTGCTAACAGTTCTTTTAGTGAGCAAGCATCTAGGCAGAACTTTACCTTCAGAGGTATAGATAAACTTCCTGCATTAGGTGAATTGATTAGTAACTGGAGAATTACTAATAGGAATTATAGTGAAATGCTTTGGGGTAAAGATGCATTTGTATTTTTAGATCCTCCATATGCTATTAAAGATAATTTGTATGGTACTAAAGGAAAGTTACATAAACAATTTGATCATGAATGGTTTGCAGCAGAAGCATGTAATTCAGAACAGAAATGTATGATAACATATAATTCAGAATTGTATATTAAAGATAGGTTCCCAAACTGGTATCAAAAGGATTGGGATCTAACCTATACTATGAGATCTACTAACACTTATACAGCAGATCAAAAGAAACGTAAAGAACTTCTCTTATTAAATTATGAAACACAATCACACCTTGACGGAATATCTGAAGTCGATCAACGAGACAAAGCAGAACTTATTGGATAGTGATGATCCTAGTTGGGAGAAGGAATATCCTGCATGGGTAGTAACTAAATGTTTAGCATCTCATTATGATACTCTTGAGTTTGCTAATGAAATGAACATATATCATGACCTTCCTAATAAACTTCAATACGATTTTTATATAAATATGGTTAGGAAAAGAAAGCGATTTTCTCCTTGGGAGAAGAAAGTGAAGATTGAGGATCTTGAGACAATCAAAACGTACTATAATTATAGTACCGAAAAGGCACAAGCAATCCTTAAAATCCTAAATAAAGATCAAATTGATCATTTGAAATTGAAATTAAATCGTGGAGGAAAAAATAATGTCCCAAGTAGCTGAAGTTCAGTGGACTCGTGATAGTATGGTAGAGGTCAAGCTTTCTCAACCAGATGATTTTCTTAAGGTAAGAGAAACCTTATCTAGGATAGGTGTTGCATCCCGAAAGGAAAAGAAGTTATATCAATCTTGTCATATTCTTCATAAACAAGGTAGATACTATATCGTACACTTCAAAGAATTGTTTGCATTAGATGGTAAGACAGCAAACTTAACTCAGAATGATGTACAACGACGTAATCGTATTACTCAGTTGTTATCTGATTGGGGTCTTATAAGTATTGTAAATGATGAAGCAATACTAGATATTGCACCATTGAACCAAATCAAAGTTCTGGCTTACAAAGAGAAGGGTGAGTGGGAATTAGAATCGAAATATAATATAGGTAAAAAGAAAACGACACCTGCTCTTGTATAAATAGGGCAGATATCGTTGTGTTATGGCAGAAGCAGTAAAAGAGAAAC